CGCATACCGTGGCTTAAGCGCTGCGTTAACGTTGATCCAGAGGTAATCAATAAGCCTTCTGTAATGAACGCAATCATGGAAGGAGCCCGTAAGGGTGATATATGGCTTGTTAAAAAACAGCACGATTCAGAAGGAAAAAGGATCTATCATAATGTGTGCCAAGAAATCTTAATTAAATCAAGAGACACCTGCCTTTTAAGTCACGTGAACTTGGGAATTGTTAATAGTGTTAGTGATATTCCTGGTGCTTTTGTTGAATCTATGGAGTTCCTTTGTGAACTTTACAAAAGAACAGGGGTAAATAGATCTGGCATTTATCGTAAGAAAGATAATCAGGTAGGACTAGGTGTACTTGGTCTATCTAATCTTCTAGCTATTGAGAACGTATCTTATAAAGATTTTGTAGCAGCTATGAGGCGTACAAATTTAGGAGTAAGACCAGCAGAAATTACTATGGCTGACTCTATAGCTCTAGCTATTCATCACGGTATGCAAGGAGCAGCCAAAGTAGCTGAAGAACATAAGATGTCTAGAGCTTTTACTGTTGCTCCTACTGCTACTTGTTCTTACCGCTATGTAGATAGGGAGGGTTATACTACTACGCCTGAGATCGCTCCACCTATAAGTAGAGAAGTTGACAGAGACAGCTCAACTCTTGGTGTTCATTCTTATAAGTATCACCCAAAATGTGAGATTGCTCAAGAAGTGGGTTGGGATACTTTCTTTGAGTTGAATTGTGAATGGCAAGTCATGATGGATAAAACTAAGAAGGCACACGCTATTTCCATGAATTGGTGGAGTGACCTAGTAAAATTTGACAGGCAATTTATGTCTAGATGGTTAAATTCTCCGCTAAAGAGCTTATATTATTCTTTACAGGTCATGCCAGATACTCAAGATAAAACAAACGTCTACGCGGCGATTAGCGAAACAGACGTTGATGATTATCTGAGTGAAATCCTGACAGAAGATAACAAAGTCACTTGCGATTGTGCAGAATGAGAAAGCATCCATACCAACAGCTTCTAGAAAAGAAGCGCGTCTGGACTCCAGTAAAAACTAGTAAAGGAAAGCTTAAAGATGGAGCAGAAGAAGCCATCTACCGTGCTCTTGCAGTACGTGTTATGGAGCTACCAGTCGGGGATTTTATCCAAGAAGCAGTATCTGAACTTCCAGAAGCATCTAGAGAACTTCTACAGTCAAACGTAAAGGACGAAGAAAGACATGACCTTGCTCTTCATTATGTCACTGAGGCTCATGGTGTTGATGAAAAAGCTGAGGCCGAAGCACTCCGCTTACGTGATGCGTGGGTGGCACACCCCGATCACACTGTCCTTAAAGCGTTGGTAGCTGAACGTGCAATATTTTTCGTTATTCTTCCCTTCTTTCGTTATTGTGGGGATTCTGGTCTTAGGACTGTCAGCGCCGACATTTCAAGAGACGAAACCATACACGTATCCTCTAATAGCCTTGTATGTCGTGAGCTGGGCTTACGCCCTAGTCAATCTTTGGATAAACTTAGGAAGGCCACCATTAACTGGATTTTTCAGCCCTTACGGAGCAACGCTACAGATCGTTATCTAAATAAGCAGTTCTGGTTGGATCAGTCTGATAACCTGATGTATGCTGGAAAGACAGAGGGTTTAGTCGATACTAAGCGAGCTAGAGTCCCTGCCTTCTTTGAGACTAGTAATTCTGATCTACCAAGCTATGCCTAATTTTAAAAACTGGAGAAACTGGAAAACTAACTTATTAATAAGGCTTGGTTTTCATGATTTAGCTCAAAACTATGCCTATGACTTTGTAGATAACGATATTAAAGAGGAGAAGAAGGAGGAAGAAGTAGACCTACTTCCCACAGTTATGGCTTGGGGATTCTTTAGAAAGATTTTTAGAGCTGCTACTAATGTCCTAACCTTTGGTGCTTCTGAAAGAGCTAGGAAAAAAGCTAAGAGAGCTCATGAAGAAGCTACAAAGCAGGCTCAAGAGTCTGCTAGAGAATATGAAGCTACTAGATCTAAATTAGATAAAGAGATTGCAGGTAGAAAAGCTGCTTATGAAACACAAAGAGGAATTGAACAGAAAACTTTAGCTGAATCTAAAGCTAGAACAACAGCAGCAAGAGAGAAACAAGCTAAGACTGAATTAGAAGGTAAAAGAGCTGTTGGTTATTCTAAACAACTAGCAAAGAGAGACCAAAGGGCCGCACAACAAGCAACCTTAGCTGAACAAGCGGAAGCAGCTAGAGCTAAGAAAGAAGGTAAATCTATTGGTGGTCCTGGTGTAGCTTCTACAAGAGTTACTGGACCTAGTGGTTCAGCTGGAGGTGGTAAGGCTGGTTCTGTTAGTGGTAGTGCTAAGAAATTAAGGAAAAGATTAAAGGATCAAGAAACTAGTTTAAATATATGACGTCTAATATTGATGAGTCTCTTCTACAATATTTAGAAGAACTCTATCCAGATAAGGCTCCTGATCTTAGTATGGAAGAGAAACAGATTTGGTTCAGTGCTGGTCAGGTGGCGGTAGTACGTCATTTGAAAGATCAGTTTAAACTACAAGAAGAAACCAAATACAACTGAGGTTAATTACTAATGGGTTTTTGGTTACCGTTCACTATTGGATTAAGCGCAGCCGCCACTGCTTATTCAGGCTACGCATCAGCTCAAGCTGCTAAAAAAGCAGCAGCAGAATCTCGTAGACGTACAGCTCAAGCTAGAGAAGCAGCTCAAGCTGAGATTAAACAGATGCAATCTGACGCAGCTCAACGTCAGCAACAGTTCAATACACAAATAGCTGCTAGTAGAGACGCTACAGCCAAGTCAGCCGCTGCTTCTGACAGAGCCGCTGCTCAAGCTGAAGCTCAGATGGCACAAACCCGTGCTTCATCTGCTTTATCTATTCACAATCAACAGCTTCAAGCTTCTATATCTCGAATGCAAAGTGCTGGGGCTCCTATTAAGAAAAAGCGTAGAGCTAAATCTGGTACGCCTGAAAGTGAAAGGACTAAGTTGAGTATTGACTCAGGGCTTGGTATTGGTGGTACAGGTGATGTAGCAGCTACAGGAGGGGGATTAAATTTTGGCTGATAAATCAACTGCTGAGGGTAGGTATCTATTCCTTGAGCCAGAGAAAACTGTATATCTAGATCGAGGGGTTGAGTGTGCTAAATACACCCTACCTACTCTTATTACTGAGAACGATAAGAGTACAGGAAAGAATCTCTACACAAAAATTAACACTACTTATCAAGGGCTGGGCGCTAGGGGTGTTAATAACTTAGCGAGTAAACTTTTGATCGCTTTGTTACCCCCTAACCAGTCGTTTTTTAGACTTTCTGTAGATGATATGAAGCTCCAAAGGGAGCTAGAAGATTATAAAGAACTGCAATCAGAATTTGAACAGCAGCTTTCTCTAATGGAGAGAGCAGTGATGAGAGATATAGAGGAGTCTGGAGATAGGACTGCTCTGTTTGAAGCTCTTAAGCACCTCATCATTAGTGGTAACGCTCTCCTTTATGTAACAGATCAAGGTACTAGAGTATACCCACTTAAATCTTTTGTTCTTAGTAGAGATCCAGAAGGAAACATACTTGAAGTAGTAGTAAGAGAAGAGGTAAGTCCTGAAGTATTACCTCCTGGAGTAGTACCTAAGAATAACGACGGTAAAAACACAGATAAAACTGTCTTTCTATACACCCGTGTTACTTGGGACTACGACAAAGACAGATGTAATTGGCAACAAGAGGTATATGGAAAACCTCTAGGTCCAAAGGGTTCAGTACCTATAGATAAATCTCCTTGGATTCCTCTCAGGATGTTCCGCGTGGCCCATGAAGCCTACGGAAGGAGTTATGTAGAAGAGCTGCTTGGAGACCTTAAATCTCTTGAGTACTTATCTAAAGCAATCGTTGAGGGTAGTGCAGCAGCGGCTAAGATAATTTTCCTCTGTAATCCAAACGGTACTACACGTCCAGACAGTCTTGCACGTGCCGCAAATGGATCCATCGTCGCTGGAAATCCTAACGATGTAGCTCCGCTGCAAATGCAGAAACAGGCAGACTTGTCTGTAGCTCTGCAGACCATAGCTCGTATAGAACAGAGACTTAGTTTTTCCTTCTTACTTAACAGTGCTATTCAAGCTGGTGCTGCTGGACGGGACCGCGTCACCGCGGAAGAAATCAGAATGGTCGCCAATGAGCTCGAAGCTGGGTTAGGTGGCGTATATTCCATACTTTCTGTAGAACTACAGCTTCCACTAGTTCATAGAAAGATGGCACTAATGGAGAAGAGGGGTAGCCTTCCTCGACTACCAAAGAATATTGTTACGCCTCGTATTACTACTGGTCTTGATGCTTTAGGAAGAGGTAACGATAAAGCTAAGTTGATTGAGTTTATACAAACTCTTGCTCAAACTATGGGCCCAGAGTCTATGGCTAAGTACGTTAATAGTAGAGAACTGATTACTAGACTTGCTGCTTCTGATGGCTTAGAGACGTACAAACTTATCAAATCAGATGAGCAATTGATGGAAGAAGAGCAGCAACAAGCTATGATGGCACAAGAACAAGCAGCGGCACAGGATCCCTCACAAGATCCAGCTAAACAAGCTGCCCTACTTAAAGCTGAAAATGACGCAGTCCGCACAGACCAAGAAGTCTCCCAACAAGCCGAAGGTGGTGGTGACTGAACCACTAGTACCTGAAATTAAGGAGCCTCCTGTAAGAGAGGAACCTAAGACTGAGGTTGATGTTCTTATTGAGAGACTTAGAACTGAGAAGCCTCAAACTTATGCCCAATACATAAAAGCTATTGAAGCGAAAAAGATCGTATCGGTGTATCCTGATCTAACATTACGCATCGGTTAAAAAATGCCTGAAGTCAACATAGCAGGTGGAGCGTTTCCAGAAGAGACCTCTGCTTTTAACGAGCAGGATCAAGCTATACTTGACGGTCAAGACCCACAAGAGCTTGAACAAGAGGGAGAACTTATTGGAGGTAAGTTCAAATCTGCGGATGATCTTTTACAGGCTTATCAAGAACTTGAAAGAAAACTTGGTCAACAAGAACAGCCTGAAGTAGAGGAGTATTACGAAGAAGATCCAGATATAGAGGGTGTTCAAGTCCCTGAAGACGCAGTAGAACAATCTCTTCCAGCAGCAGAAGAATCAACCATCTTAGAGACTATTGGTGGTGCTGAGAACCTAACAACCATTAGAGAGTGGGCTCAAGCTGAACTTGATCAGGATGAGATTGATTCTTATAACGAGGAGGTTAATAGCGGAGACTACACAAGAGCTAGGAACGCTGTTCAATCTATGTTCTTTGCTTATAACCAAGCTGTAGGACAAGAACCTTCTTTATTAGGTGGAAAAATTTCTAATAATTCTACTGATGTATATCGCTCAGTTCAAGAAGTAGAAGCTGCTATGAACGATCCTAGATACCTACACGACACTGCTTATACACGGGATGTAGAAGAGAAAGTTGGTAGATCAGATGTATTAACACCTAGATAGGCTAATATTAGGAAAGCTTATGTAAATATTGTTGCCTCTGAGGAGATAACAGCAGTGGTAGCGTGAGCCTTAATGTTTATTTAATCTTTCAAAAACGATGCCAGATTTTTCG